TCTCATGTGCATCTGAACTGTTCCATCGTAGGTCTGCACCTAACGGTGTGGCTCAGTTCGCTGACCTTGGCACTACTGTCCGTATTGCTAAAGACCCTATGAACGCAGCTAGGGAAATGCTCCTACCATTTACAGGTCCGGGTCTATGACCAACGAAATCACTGTATCGAAACAGGAATTACAGCTTGACTTGCAGAATGCAGGTCTTGAAGTTTTGGACTATGTTCCAGAACGTATCGTTCCTCCGATTATCGTGATGACTGCTGGCTCACCATACTTGGTACCTGAAACTGTTGGCAATACTTACCGTTTAGGTCTCACCCTAACTCTTATCGCTATGACTGCGACTAATGAGGAGGCTACTGAGGCTTTGGACGCTTTGATTGCTGACACGGTCTCTGCACTTGGAGATCTAGGATACGTGATTCTCAAAGGTGTGAACCCTAGTTTCCGACTAGCGGCTAATAACGCTGAGTATCTTGCCTCCGAAATAAACCTTGATTTATCTATAACCCTTTAAGGAAAAACGATGCCAACATCAACAAGAATCAAAGCCACGAACATTGCGTTCAAGATTGGCTCAACCGATTACAGCTGTGACGCTAACTTGGTTGAACTAACTCTTAACGATGCTCCTGGTGACGTGCAGACATTCTGCGAAGTCCGTCCTGGTGGCGAATGGAAGTTACAGCTAGACGGTGTTACCTCTGGCGATGCAGCATCCCTTTACCGCATTCTCTGGGCTAACTTCGGTACTACTGTTGCATTCACCATTGCACCTAATGGAAACGCGTCAGCAAGCACCACTCAGCCTCACTACACCGGTTCAGTAGTATTTGACCAACTCCCACCTCTAAGCCTAAACAGCGGTGACGTAGTGAAGTTCTCAGTTACTCTTACTGTTCTAAACGCGGTACACACTCCAAGCACTACCCCTCCTGTGTACTACGGTGTAACTCTAAAGACTGCTTAGTAGTTTTACCAGTGGAGACTGGAATTGAAGTTGAAAACCTTGGTCTAACAATTAAGGCTTTAAAGGAACTTGGTGCAGATCAGAAGTCTCTCCAAGAACCTGGTTATCTTGCAGCAGAACTGCTAATCAATAAAGCAAGAACTTTAGTTCCAGTCCGAACTGGTGCACTCCAAGCCAGCATGAGACCTCGGCGTATTCAACGCGGTGGAAGTGTTCAAGCTGGTGGCAAGAGAGTTCCATATGCTAATCCAATTCACTGGGGATGGCTTGTAGTTTCATCAGCTCATAAGGGAGTGCTTAAATCTGGCACTTACCGAGGGATAAAACCGCAACCATTCTTTAGTGAGGCATTAGGCTACAATAAGCAACAAATCTTGGACACTTATGAAAGTGCCATGAGAAAACTAATCGACAATCTACCAGGAGCAACTAAATGACCACCAATGCATTTGACTTCGAATCTCTAACCTTGAATGAGGTTGAGCAAATTGAACTTATTACCGGTGCAAGTATTGACCAACTGATGGATGCTGGACAGCCTAAGGGTAAAGCCATGAAAGCGATCATCTACACAATCAAGAAACGCACTGACCCTAATTTCACACTTGAGCAAGCTGGAGCGGTCTCTATGACTGAGGCTAATAACATGTTTGCTAGTGTTGACGACCCAAAAGAATAATTGCAGATAAGGCAGCTGAGCGTATGGCGTTTATGGTGGTTCATGCAGGTTTGAGCCTGACTGAATACAAGTCATTGACGTTACGCGAGTACCAGGCTATTGCTGATGCTGTAATGGATAAGAGAACTGAATGAGCCAGAACCTTGTAGTCAATTTTATTGGCAATAACAAACTCGATAAGACCACAAGTGCTGCTACCGCTCAGCTTCGCAAGTTTGAGAGAACTGCTAAATCTGTTGGTAATTCTGTAAATAGGTCACTCGGTGCTCTTGGTGTTGGACTTGGTTTTGCAACTCTTGTCAAAGGTCTCAAAGAGGCTACTAAAGCCGCATCAGATGATCGTAAGAGCCAAGGGCTTTTAGCACAAGCTCTAAAGAATACTGTTGGTGCGACTGCTGGTGCTATTGCTGGTGCAGAGGCTTACATCAAAAAAACTCAGTTGCAGAGTGCGGTTTTGGATGATGACTTACGTCCAGCATTGGCTACTGCTGTTAGAGCAACTGGTTCGCTTGCTGCCGGTCAGAATCTTTTGGACACCGCTCTCAATGTTTCGGCTGGTACTGGTAAAGACCTTGGAACTGTAACTAATGCTCTTGCTAAGGCTTATAACGGTAATACCGCATCTCTAAAGAAGTTACTGCCTAGTATCAAAACTGGTGGCGACTTTATGGCTCAATTGAACAAAGAGTTCAAGGGTGCAGCTGAGACCGCTGCGAACTTAGATCCATACAAGCGACTTGAGGTCATTTTCCAAGACATTCAGGAGCAGATTGGGACAGCGTTACTTCCAGCGTTGGAGGAGTTCAGTGCCTATTTGTCTAGTCCTGAGGGTCAACAGAACTTACAGCAAATAGTTGGACTGTTTGTTGATATGGGTAAAGCCATCGTCCAGGTATCCAAGTTCATTGTGGACAACATCAGCCTCGTCAAAGCCATGGTTGGAGTAATCATTACTCTCAAGGTTGGCTGGATGGCAACTAACGCTGTTGTTGGCTTATACACCGCTGGAGTTATTTCTGCCACTACTGCAACTAAGGTTCTTAGAACTGCTTTGATTACGACCGGTATTGGTGCAGTAATTGTTGGTCTTGGTTTCTTGGCTGAGGGTTGGATAAATGCAGCTGAGGCTCAAGAACAGTATGACCCGACTATTCCTGAGGCTCCGACTATCGACTACAACATTCCTGACATGTATGGTCGCATTCACACTGATCCAAGAATCTTGGAGGAGAGACGTCGTGCCAGGATAGCAGCAATAAATACAGCGGCAGACAAAATCAATAAAGCTCTCAAAACTAAGATTGATGAAATCCGTAAGACTGCTGAGAGTTTCAGGGATGCTGTTGGATTAGCGTTCGGAACTTTTGGTAAAGATGAGAACTCTGTTTTCAATGTTGACGTTGTAATCAACAAACTCAAGCGTATAGTCGATGCTGCTAAGGGTTTCGCTCAGAACATCAACAAACTTCGTAAGGCTGGAGCGTCTGAGGATGTTATTGCCGAAATTACAGGTATGGGACCTGCTCAGGGAAACATTGTTGCTAAGGGCTTATTGCAGTCTGGCAAGTTGTCAGAGTATCTAGGTCTCCGTAAGTCTCTTTACAATACTGGTGCATCAGTTGGAGCGGAACAGGCTATTACTGGCGATGCTACCTATAACATCAAGGTCGAGGGTACTGCTCTAAAGGCATCGGACATCATCGCTGAGATTCGTAAGTATGAAAAGGCTAATGGCAGGAAGTATCTGCTAAATGGCTAATAACGTTTGGGACATCAAACAGAACCTCAGGATTGATTACTATACTGCGGGTGCTTGGACTACTATCCAGGCTGATTCTTATGACGTGAACATTGACCGTGGTATCAACGTGGAGCAGGGTGTTTTTGCTCGACCGGATGTTGGTACTGCAACAGTTTCAATGATGAAAAAGAGCCTCAGCGATCTGATTACTGGTCCAGCTTATAAATCAAACATGCCATTCAGGGTTAGTTATCAGCCAGCACCAGATACCTCTCCTAGCACTTACTACACCATCTTTTATGGGTTCATTCAGAATGTGGCGATGTCTTATCTGAGTGACGCTAAGAAACTTGGCATAACTATTACTGCTGTCGATACGACTAAGATTCTTTGCAATTCGCGTATAGGCACTTTTAGCATTACAGGCACGTCAAGCGTTCGTGGTTTCAGAACTATTATCGATAATTTGGCTACTGCGGTAAACGCTGTTGATTCTAGGGTTTCGCTAATTCAATCTGGTACTGCCAGTTCATCAACTTTTCAACATCCTCAAACATGGTTAGAGGCAACATCAGGGGATATCCTCAATCAGCTGCTAGATGCCGAACTTGGCTGGTGTTACTCTCAGCGTTCTGGTGCTAACCAGTTCTACATGACTAGAGGTGACGTTGACGCGTTACAAGCTACTACCTGGTCTAGTTCAAACCCGACAGTCTCAAACATTCATACCTCCTCGACTAAGCATTACTGCATGGATTCCATTGACTTGAACTATGACAGTGATCGCATTGTCAATAACGTAAAAGTCCAGCAAGTTGGTAACGCTGAAACTGGTGCACCTAGTGGAACTCCTAGTGCGGATAAGACTGTCACTAATTCGACTTCGATAGCGAACTATGGTTCTCAGGTTGAAACATTTGAAATCTGCATGGACGAGGGCTCTAATCCACATCCTAGGATGACCGCTTGGGCTACTGCTGTTGCTGATGCTGCTGACCCTAAATCTATTGGGCGTGTATCTTGTCCAGCTGTAAGACGTGATGGAACAGTCTCTAACATTGCAGACATTGAAATCGCTTATCCGCTCCAGGTCGAATTCTCTGACGGTACGAACACTATTCAACAGGTTTCACTTGTCACACGCATCAACCACAGTATTACTCCAGAGCATTGGGAAGTAACCCTTGACCTTTGGAAAGGTATCTGATGACTAAAGAGATGTGGCTTTGGTTGCTGTCAGGTGTCATCGGTGGCACGAGCGTAAGTGCTCTATTCAAGTATCTGTCTACTAGACGTTTTCAATCAATCAGCATGGAGGAGCGTCTCAGAGCTGAGATGTTCGAGCAGATTGATAGCCTAAAGAATGAACTCGCCACACTGAAGGCAGAACTTGACCAATGGCGTGATAAATACTTAAATCTTCATAAGGAATACACAAAGTTGAAATCAGACTTTGACAAACTAACAAAGGATAAATAAATGGCTAAGGAACCTGTATTAGCACCTAAGGTCACTACTTGGATCAACGTAGAGATTCTTGACGAACCAGTCATACCTGGTAAGTCTGTTGAAACTCCACTCGAGGTTCCAGCTAGTGAGTGAGACCTACACGGTAACTGATGGACAGTTTGACCTTGAGATTTTTGCTGGTTCTACTTTTCCTAGCGTTGCTGGGGATTGTAGCTTTTACCCTACTGATTCTGACGGTAACGCTTTTGCTCTCACTGGGTTCACCGCTAAATTACAGATAAGGGAAAATCCTAGCGTTGCAGCAATCATTGACATTGTTCCGACTGTAAACACTTCTGACAACTCTGTCAGCTTCTCTCTTACTCCTATTCAAACATCTCTGCTAGTCAAAACTGATTACGTCTGGGCTGTTGAGTTAACTCAAACTTCGACCGGAAAGGTCTTGACGCTTGCTAGAGGGCAGGTTCACGTCTATCCAGAAATAGTCAAATGATTG